GACGAAGATAGGGAATTTGCTCGCGAACTCGAAAACCCGAGCGCCGCGGTTTCGGCCACGATGGGCAAGGCGAAGGTGCTTGGCCTGCTTGAGGACAAGTCGAAGGTCGACATCACGACTGCCGGCAGGCCGCTCGGGCTCGGTGATTTCTACGGCAAACAGGAAGGCTAATGAGCGCGTTGGCGCGGATCGAGGCTGACGCGAGCCCGACGCTCAACCCAGCGCTGAGGCCCTTCTGGCAGGCGGCGAAGAATGCTCAAGGCGAGCCGATCCGCATTCGGGTGCTATACGGCGGGCGCTCCTCGTCGAAGTCTTGGGATGCAGCTGGCTTTGCGATCTTCCTGGCGCAAGCGTTCACGGTCAAAATCCTGTGCGCTCGGCAATTTCAGAATAAGATCGATGAGTCGGTTTACACGCTGCTCGTCGCCACCATCGATCGCTACGGGCTGCGCGATCAGTTCCGGATCCTCGAAAACAAGATCATCCACCGCCGCACCGGAAGCGAGTTCATCTTCTACGGGCTGTGGCGGCACATCAACGAGATCAAGTCGCTAGAGGGCGTCGACATCTGCTGGCTTGAGGAAGCGCACGCGCTGACTTTGACGCAATGGCAAATCCTCGAGCCGACGGTGCGAAAAGAGGGCTCGCAATTCTGGCTGGTCTTCAACCCTATGCTGTCGTCGGACTTCGTTTGGCGCCGCTTCGTGGTCAAGCCGCCGCCAGGCACGATCAGCCGCCTCATCAACTATACTGAAAACCCGTTCCTCTCCGAAACCATGCGGCGCGTCATCGATGCCGCGAAGGAAGAGGACGAAACCGATTACACCCACATTTACCTCGGCGTTCCGCGGGATGATGACGAGGGCGCTGTAATCAAGCGCAGCTGGGTCATGGCGGCGATCGACGCTCACAAGGCGCTTGGCATCGAGCCTACCGGCCGCAGCCAAATAGGCTTCGATGTTGCCGACGACGGGCCCGACAAGTGCGCGCTGATCCACGCTTACGGGCCGCTCGCGACCTGGGCTGATATGTGGAAAGCGAGCGAGGACGAACTGCTCAAATCGGCGACGCGCGCTTGGTCGGCGGCGGTCGAGCGCAAGGCATCATTGATCTACGACAGCATCGGCGTCGGTGCAGGAGTGGGCGGCAAGGTCAATGAGCTGAACGGCTCTGGCGGCATCGTCACGCACACCGGGTTCAATGCTGGCGGGGCAGTCGATCGACCGGAGGAAATCTACGCTCGTTCACACCCGCCGAAAAAGAACAAGGATATGTTCGCGAACACCAAGGCGCAGGCATGGTGGCTGATCGCTGATCGGTTCCGGAACACCTTCAACGCGGTCAAGAAAGGGCAGAAGTTTCCGCCCGATGAGCTGATCTTTCTCTCGTCCGATATGGATCATCTGCAACTGCTGATCGACGAGCTCTGCACGCCGAAACGCGACTTCGACAACGCAGGCAAGGTGAAGGTCGAGAGCAAGAAGGATTTGGCCAAGCCCAATCGCGAAGGCGGCGCCCAGCCTTCGCCGAATTTGGCCGATGCATTTGTCATGGCTTTCGTCAATCGGTCGCCCGGCATGCAGCGCATCGGCATCTCGGGGATCTGATGCAGCGCAAACCTAACCCGCACGCCCCGTCCTACCGTAGAGTTCGCGGCTGATGGCCGGCGTTCGAACCACTGCATGCGATTACGACACGTTCGCGCCGAAATGGAAGCGCGTCCGCGATGTCGTCGCCGGTCAGGACGCGATGCATAAGGCGGGCGAGGCATACCTTCCCAAGCTCAAGGACGAGGATCCGAAGGATTACGCCGCTCGGCTTGGCCGCAGCGACTTCTTCAACGGCACATGGCGCACAATCGACGCGCTCAGCGGCATGGTTGGTCGCAAGCCGCCGACGGTCGACGTTCCTGCTGGGATCAAATCCTATCTCGACGACATCACCATGTCGGGCGTCACGATGGAGGGCATGGCCAAGGAGTGCGTCGAGGAAGTTCTTTCGGTCGGGCGTATCGGCATCCTCGTCGATCACCCTCCGCTGCCGGACAAGGTTGCACCGCTCACGGTCGCGGTCGCCGAGCAGATGGGCCAGCGCCCGACGCTCAAGCTCTACACGGCCGAGACAATCCGCAACTGGAAGTTCGCCAGGATCAACAACGCCTGGGTGCTGAGCATGGTCGTGCTCGGCGAGAAGACGATGGTGCCGAAGGACGAGTTCACCGACGAAGCGCAGGACCGTTACCGCGTACTCGACCTCGAAAACGGCTTCTATCGCCAGCGGCTATTCAAGGTCGAGAAAGAGCAGGACGTGCTGCTCGAGGAATTCTATCCCGTCATGAACGGCAAGCCGCTGAGCTTCATCCCGTTCATGCCCTGCGGCGCCGGCGGCAAGAACGATTGCGTCGATGAGCCGCCGCTGATCGATCTCGTCGACAAGAACATCGCTCATTACCAGGTCAGCGCCGACTATCGCCACGGCCTGCACTTCACCGGATTGCCGACGCCGTATGTGTGCGGATGGTCGCCGCCGATGGGCCCGGATGGAAAGACGGACAAGCTCTACATCGGCTCGACGACGGCATGGATATTCACCGAGCCGCAAGCCAAGGTCGGGTTCCTCGAATTCACCGGGACAGGCTTGGAAGCGATGGAGAAGGCGCTCGATCGGCTTGAGCGTCAGATGGCTCTCCTCGGCGCGCGAATGATCGCCGACGAGACCAAGCAAGTCGAGACGTTGGGCGCGACGCAAATCAAGCGGCAGGGTGAGAATTCCGTCCTATCGAAAATCGTTCAGTCGGTCAGCGAAGCACTCGAATGGGCGCTGAAGGTGTTCGCCGAGTGGGCGGGCGTGTCCGACGTCAAGGTCGTGTACCAACTGAACCGCGACTTCCTGCCGGCGCTGATGGATGGCCGCGAGCTGACCGCCTTGGTTGCGGCGGTCCAAGCCGGCGCGCTCAGCGAGGAGGAGTTCTTCGAGCTGATGCAGCGCGGCGACGTGATCGCTGGCGATAAGACGTTCGAAGAGCACCAGGCTCAGATCAAGGCTCAGGGTCCGCCTGCACCTGCGAAGCCGGCGCCGGGACAGCCTCAGCCGGGAGAGCCGGGAGCGGCAGCGGCGTGACTGCAAAACTTCTCACCATCGAGCCAGAGCCTCCGGTCCCGCCCGACGTGATCGGCAAGATGACCACGATTTGCGAGTGGGTGCAGCACGACAAGGTTTCGTCGCTCGCCATTGCGGTTGTGCATCGCGACGGATCAGTGAGCACAACTTGGTCGAGCCCCTGCGCGCTCGTCACGCTGCTTGGGGCAGTCGAGCGCCTGAAGCACCGCCTCAACGTCGAGATGGACGCGGGGCACTGATGAGCGAAATAGAGCTCAGAGACGCAATCCTGCGCCACGCTCTCCAGCTTCAGCGCCTAGCCGCCGGTCAATCCGCCGACGTCGACGCAATCCTCGCCCAACTTGAGCGCGAACTGAAGGCGCTGCTTCAATCGAACGTGCTGAGCGAGGCGGGCAAGCGCGAGATCGCTCAGCTTATCAGCCAGGCCGACGAGATCATTCATCCGGCCTATGCGCGGGTTGCGGCCAGCCTCGACACGCATGCGCTCGCCCTCATCGTCGCGGACAAGACCGTTCAGGCGCTCGAGGACGTGTTTCCGGTCAACGTGCTGGCCCCGACCGCCGAACGCCTCGCATCGCTGACCAAGGACGTGCTGATCGACGGCGCTCCATCGTCCGCATGGTGGGCAAAGCAGGGCGAGGACACGGCTTTCAAGTTCGCCGCTCAAGTTCGGCAGGGGGTCATCAATGGCGAGACTAACGAGCGCATTGTCGGGCGTATTGCTGGCGGCCGGGATGGTCCTGGCGTGCTCGGCATTGCTCGCCGTAATGCTCGCACTTTGGTTCATTCGTCGGTCATGGCCGCTGCTAACGACGCTCGGCTCGCGACTTATCGCAAGAACGCAAAGCTGATCGCGGGGATTCGCTGGCTCTCGACATTGGACTCTCACACTTGCGTTCAGTGCGCCGCGCTCGATGGGCAGGCGTGGGACTTGGACGGCGGCAAGCTCAGCGGAACGTCCGTCGATTTCATGAGCCCGCCTGCGCATTGGTCATGCCGCTGCGTTCTGTCGCCCATCCCCAAGACCTTTGCCGATCTCGGGCTGAACATTCCCGAGCCTGCCGATCAGGGCGAGCGCGCATCGTCGCAAGGGCCGGTCAGCGCGACCACGACGTTCGCGGATTTCCTGTCGCGGCAATCAGGCAGCTTCGTCGAGAAGGTGCTTGGCGTGAGGCGGGCCGAGCTGTTCCGCGCGGGGAAATTGACGCTGACGGACCTGATTAGCGGGACCGGGCGCGAGCTGACGCTTGAAGAATTGAAAGCCTGAAGGAGAGACGACCATGCCGAAGTCATCGAAGAAGCCAGCCGCCGCTAAAGCGCCCAAGGAAGAGGTCCAGATCGCCTTCAAGAGCACCGACGGCAACGAGCATAGCCTGCCGCTGAAGGTGCCCGTCGCTCCCGGTGCTGGCGAGGCTGTCATCAACCAAGCCGAGAAGCTGGGCTGCGCCGACATCGAGGCCGTGCGCGCTCAAGTCCGCAAGCACTACGCCTGAACCAAAGACACGAGGAGAGATCGAAATGGCAGACGACAAGACATTCACCCAGGCCGACATTGATGCCGCGGTCAAAGCGGCCACCGACAAAATTCAGGAGTCGATCGACAAGCTCGAGGCCAAGAACACCGAGCTGGTCGGCGATCTCCGCAAGGCTCGCAAGGCGGGCGAGATCAAGCCCGAGGATTTGCACGCGGCCGAGGATCGCGCCGACAAGGCCGAGGCGGCGCTCAACGAGGCAAACAAGCAGCTCAAGACGGTGACGAGCGAGCGCGACAAGGCAGTGAAGTCGCTCGAGACTGAGCAGGGCGCCGCTCGCTCCTATGCACTCGACGCCGAGATCGGCAACGCAATCGCAGCTGGCGGGATCGTACCGGCACTCGTTCCGGCGTTCACGGCAATGGTCAAACAGAATGCCAAGGCCGAACTCGTCGATGGCAAGTACAATGTGCTGATCGGCGACAAGCCGGCGAAGGATTATGTCGCCGCGTTCCTCGGCACCGAAGAGGGCAAGGCGTTCAAGGCGGCGCCGGTCAATGGCGGGGGCGGCGCTCCTGGCAGCGGCGATCAGAAAGGCGCCACGAAGCAGGTTACGCGCGCCGAGTTCGACGCGATGCCGCCAGCTGATAAAGTCACCTTCGGCAAGGAAGGCGGGAAGGTTGTCGACGCGGTCGTGTGAACCTTCTTTCACCCAAACCTAACAGCCAAACCCCTCCCGCAATTATAGTTCGCCTCGGGAGGGGCTGCGCTCACCCACACTCCGGCTGCGCCGGGACCGCACGCATCGGCTGCGCCGACCGCGAGCATCCAAACAGCTTTCGGAGTGCTTACCAATGGCGAACACGCTCACCAACTTAGCCGCTGACATCTACGTACGCCACGACATGGTGATGCGTGAACTGTGCGGCTTCATCCCGTCAGTCACAATCAACGCTGGTGCAGAACGCGCCGCGTACAATGACACGGTTCGCTCATTCGCGACCCGCGCCGTCACCGTCGGAACATCCTATTCGCCGTCGATGACCATCCCCGAGGGCACCGACCAGACGGTCGACAACCTCACGATGACGCTCGACAGCTTCGCCAACGTTCAGATCCCGTGGACCGGCGAGGACGTGAAGCACTTGAACAACGGCGCAGGTTTTGAGGCGGTGCGTCAGGATCAGGTGAGCCAGGCCATTCGTGCGCTGATGAACAAGATCGAGCTCGCCATCGCTGTCAAGGCGAAGCAGGGTAGCTCGCGCGCCTACGGTACGGCCGGAACAACGCCATTCGCTTCCGACATCTCTGCTCTACCGCAGATCAGGAAGATCCTCGCGGACAACGGCGCGCCAATGGATGATGGCCAATGGTCGCTCATCATGGACACTACCGCAGGCGCAAACGTCCGCTCGCTGACCCAGCTGCAAAAGGTGAATGAGAGCGGCGAGCAGTCAATGCTTCGCCAGGGCACGTTGTCGAACCTCATGGGCTTCATGCTCAAGGAGTCGGCGCAGATCGCCCTTCACACGAAGGGCACTGGCGCGAGCTACCAGTTCAACGGTGCTGGCGCTGTCGGGGACACGTCCGTTGCCGTCGACACTGGCACTGGCACGATCCTTGCCGGCGACATCCTCACGGCCGCTAACGGAACGCCCGCGGACTCGAACAAGTACGTCGTCAACGGCGCGCTCTCGGGAGGCTCGCTCACCATTGGCAAGCCCGGTCTCCGCTCCAGCCACGTTGACAATGACGCGGTGACTGTCGGCAATAACTACACTCCGAACATCGCTCTCCATAAGGCAGCCATAGAGCTGGCCATCCGGCCGCCCGCGCTCCCGCCTGCGGAAGCAGCCGTGGACGTGATCGACGTCACTGATCCGCTTACTGGGGTCACGATCCAGCTCGCACTCTACGCCGGCTATCAGAAGGCAATGCTCGAGGCCCGGTGCTTCTACGCGGCAAAGGTGTGGAAGTCGGACTTGGTAGCCACCCTGCTCGGCTGATCGAATTAGGGAGCCGGGGTTTCATTCCCTTCCCCGGCTCCTGACCCTTCACGAAGGAGAGCAAGCACATGTCTGCTGCAAAGAAGCCAGAAGCCGAAAGCAAAGAGCCCGCGAAGCTGGTGCGCATGGTCCGCGACGCCGAGCTCTATCCCGAAGGTCCGCACGAGGCCGACGTTCACCCCGATGAGGTCGAGAATTACGAAGCTGGCGGATGGGCGAAAGCTAGCGGATGACCGCCTTCACAAAACTGAACGGGTTTGTCGAAAACCTTGCGGAGAAGGTGTTCAACCTCGGCTCGGACACGCTGACCGTTGCCCTGTCGAACACCGCCCCCGGCTCCGAATCCACGCCACCGACCGGAGCGACAAGCACCTGCAAGCTCGCGAACGTCACTCAGATTAGCTACACGAACCTGTCGGCGCGAACGCTGACGATCTCTTCCTCGTCACAGGCGAGCGGCACCTACAGCCTGGTCATCGCGGATCTCGTGCTGACGGCATCCGGCGCGGTCGCGGCCTTCCGCTACATCTACATCTATGACGACACGGCCGCGAACGACGAGCTGATCGGCTATTACGATTATGGCTCCAGCGTCACGCTGGCGAATGGCGAGACGTTCACGCTCGACTTCGACAACGTCAACGGCCTTCTCCAGCTCGCTTGAGGATGACAATGGATTTCTCGCCAGACACGATCCGCGCCCGTTTCCACGAACTGACCGGCGAGCGCGCGAAGATCGACAAGGACTTGGTTCCCCTTCGCGCCGAGCTCGACGATCTTGTCGCAGGCAAGACGAAGCTTTCCGTAGCCGCCGCCCGCTCGCGAGAAGTGAAAATCCGCGCGCGCATCGTCGAGCTTCAGAGCCAACTCGCGCCAATCGAGGTCGAAAGAGCAGCCTGCGCTCGTGCGCTTGGCGGAAAGACCGGCGCGCCCGCTTAAGTCCCAACTGACGGGAGGCCACGGTGGCGACCAAGACCGTCCTCATATCGACGGTAGGGGTCGGATCATGGACGCTACCCGCTGACCTGGACACTTCTACAAACATCACCGTCTCCGTTATCGCAGGCGGCGGCGGCGGTTCCCGGGGAGCCAACAATAGCGGCAGCGGTTGCGGCGGCGGCGGCGGCGCCTTCAGCAGCAGCAGCGTCTCGCTTTCCGGCCTCACGCCGGGCGTCAGCACCGTCAGTTACAGGGTCGGCATCGGCGGCAACGGCGCAACCACAGCCAACAGCGCCGGCACCAACGGCTCAGATTCGTGGTTCAACAAGACCACGAACAGCCCGCCGACCCTGTCTTCGGATGGCGCGCTCGCGAAAGGCGGCGCCGCGGGAAACACCAGCAGCGGCGGCTCTGGCGGCAGTGGCAGCAGCGGCGTCGGCACGAACGTCAAGTTCGGCGGTGACGGTGCCGGCAAGGGCGCGACGGTCGGGAGCGGCGGTGGCGGCGGTGGCCCGGCTGGCACGGCAACAGGCCGGTTCCTCGCTGCGCTCGGCCTCAATGGCGCCGATGGTGGCGGCGGCGGAGGCGGCGGAACTGGCGGCGGCGGAGTAGCGGCCACCACGTCGACCGGCGGCGCCGGCGGCAAG